CCACTTGCTTCTGAATTGCATAGGCATAGTGATCGAATACCAGCCCCCAAGTTTCAGTCACTCCCCTTGGGACTAGGCGAGATTGAATGTTTAGTCTGGGCGGTTCGTGGCTTGTGAAGCAAACATCCTTCCCCCACTTCCAAGCCCTCATCCATTCATACCAGTTCGAGCCATAGCCCTCTCTTGTGACTACTCGTTTATTCTCCCCAACGAAAAAGTTACAATGAAACTGCATCGTTGCCCCATCCTCTGCCCCCTTTAGGCATTCATAAATTCCCTCGATCTGCTCTGTTCTCCACATCTCATCAGCGTCTACCTCCATAACAACCCCAGAATCTACTCCTAAAAGTGCGTGTTGAATCATCTCTAGCTTTCCGTTGAATGGTTTGCCTTGCGAATAAACAAGAACATTCCCGCCTTGGATGCTGTTGAGATATTCGTGCGTTCCATCTATGCTCTTAAAATCCTTGTGCCATTTGTCGGGAACTTGCTTACACCACCGGGTGCATCCAACTGGTTCGCTTACACCCTCGACAATTCTCCACTGCCAAGGGATTTTTAGTTTCTGAAACTCTGCGAGATGCTTCTCGATAAAGGGCATCCCATTTAGAACGATGGTAAATATGGTTAGCATTTTAACCTACCATAGATAACGCTGATTTCGGCACAAAAGGAAACCGAATAGTGACGATAAAGCTCAAAGTTTATTGACCTAAACCATTCATCAAATTCTTTTAGCCATAAGTCAGAGGAATGAAGCTCAATCGCAATCTCTTTTAATTGATGAACATTTTCGATTGGGAGAAGCTGGGTTTCGTATCCCTCAATATCGCACTTAATATGAGTGATTAAATTATCTCTTATTAAGGCTTCGATCTGACTTGCCGAATCTATTGCTTCACATAAAAACTTCCCTTGAGTGTATTGCTCTGAAAGCGTCTTGATGTCGCCTTGGTTAATGTCCACTCCCATATAAAACTCTGGCTTTTGTGATAGGAAATACTTTGTTGTTCCATTGGCCTCTTGCCTTTCCGCTTCCGTCCAGAACGCACACCCCAAGTCAAGCACTCTGCCGCCAGTTACATTGAGATGTTCCCAGTGAATCTCTGGTGATTCTGATGTTATCACGCCCCTAATCATAACTGAAATATGGCCGCTCCATTACGAACAGACCAATCCTCCCATAGTAATTTTGCAAAGTCCTTTAGTTTCTGGTAATTTGTCCAATTCTTAATATCGTTCACATCGTCCAAGGCGATGATTGCTTTCTCTGCTAGGAATGGCCTCACGCATCGAAGTTCAGCCTCACCAGAAAAAGGCGAGCCATCAATTAGCACAAAGTTAAAATCCACTTTATGCTCAAAATGAATGTCCTCGATTGCACTTGTCTGACAAGATTTTGCTGTATCCATACACTCATCATACCAGCCCAAGACTTGCTCGATTGAGTATTGGTTAAGGTTAGTTTTTGTGATTCGATAAAACTCCTCAACATCTTTCTTGTTCATCCATAGCCCAGAAATTACCGCTGTGCCTTGCACCGATACGCCACCCCTTGCGTTTAGGTTCATTCTATGGCGACCAATGCGATCTGGGTGATTTTCAATGCTAAATAGTTTGTTTGTCTGGATGCATTGAGTCGAGCCATCCCCAGTTCCACCGCCTATCTCTAGGCCGATACCAAGCCCCTTGGTATGTTTTGCAAGAGCTTGCCCAAATGAATCGTTAATGGTTATCTCTTGCATTTTAACTTCTCCTCTAAAGCCTTGCGAATCACATAGGCAATCACGGCTTCCTTGTCGTGCTTCAATGCAAGCATCCCAGCTTTGTATAAATCTTTCTCGGCTTTCTCGTCATAGCTCACATCCACCTCGACCATCGGGGGGACTGGTCGAGTCTCGCCAAAGCGAATGATTCCAGCCTTACGATTCCCAGTTTTGGCTTTTGCGTTTTTCATAGATGGCCTTGCCCTTTTCGTAAAACTCTGGCTTGTTGTGGTTTTTTAACTGCTCATCTGGCGTTCCCCCGCCAAACAAGGGATTCTCGTGCCTAAACACCAAGTCCCTAGCCTCAACTACGCAATCATCGGCATAGGCTCTTTCCGTGAACTCGTTATCGCTATAAATGCCATCGGACTCTTGGTAGCTTGGATGGAACATATACCCGCCCTGCTTCCGTAGCCTATTTTGCGTCAGGATGGCCATACAAAGCAGTTTATCGGTTCGGAGGCCATCTGATACTGCTAGCACCCTTTCAGCCTCTAGGTTGTCGATTCTGCTCAAAATTAGGGCATCCCAATACCTTGGTGGACTCCAATCATCGCTCATTTGCACGATTACCTCGCTTTTGGCCAGCTTTGCCCCTTCGTTCCAAGCATTGATAATTCCACCCGGATTAACCCTTTTCCCTTCGTGTGGGGTGTAATCAACCGCCTCATCGTGATCTACCATAAACAACCACTCAACTGCCAATGGTTCTTTGGCCAAAGCGAGCCACTGCATCTTTCTTTGGAACGCCAAGTTTGGTCGCCCCTTAGTTGCGTGAACTATGCTGATCTTTGGCTTTGGATACATATTCATTAGCTTGGCTACTTCCTCTTTTTGATTGTAGCAGAGAGAGGCCATCCTATATCCATCAAGGGCTTGCCAATCATAGATTGCGTGAACTTGATTCCAGTAGTGAAGATTCGGCCTTGGCATCGCCATACAAGCCCTTCCAGAGTGCCAAGCCTTCGGCCAATCTCCCCTTGCAGAGTATTCTGCCATCAAATAAAAATAAGCCTCTCTGCGAATAGGATTAACTGCAATCGCTTCGCCCAAATATCTAAATCGCTTCTCGTTGGGTGAGCATCTTCCGAGGTTGCAAAGAAGCTCATATTTTAACGTCTCATCTAGGTCTGGGAAAGTTAATGCCCTTTCGCCGACTTCAATCGCCTTGTCGATTTGACCACGCAAGAAAAACTCTTGGTGTTGGTAATAAAGATGAAATGGAGCAGAGGTCAATTCATCTGCTAGGATACGATGATTCCTGCCAGCGGAATCTTCTTTGGAAGTAATCGGGCGATGAATCCTGAACACTTTATCAATGGCTAATAATTTGTTTCTATCGTTTGGCTCAAGGGCTTCGTGGACTCGATTTTTCCACCTACCGCATCCCTTACGCAAGGCCATCTCTCGAATAGGATTTAGGCCAGCGTTCTCCACTAGATACCTAAAGCAAACAATTTCAGCCCCAACTTTTTCCGCTTGTTCCAATCCATCCTCTAAAACTTTCTCCCCATCCTCTGCCATTATGTCATCAGCATCGACCCAAATAGACCACTCGTTCTTACAAGCGTCTAGGGCTGTATTTCTAGCGGAAGCAAAATCGTCTATGTGAGGCCAATCAGTTTTTTTATTCTTGTAGTGAATGACTTTAGCCCCAAGCGAAAGGGCGATCTCTTCTGTTTTGTCTCGCGTAGCTGACCCCCTAGCCATACATACAATAACTTCCTCTGCGATTGGCTTAAATGATTCAATGACTCGCTTAATGTGGGCTTCTTCATTTCCAGCGATTAGGTAAAGGGAAATAGGGATTTTCATTTAGACTAGGATTTCTAACTGCAAAAGGATGTCAATTAAATGTGTTTAATTATTCATCAGGCGGCTGTGATTGTGACTTCCGGCCCAGCCCCATCAGTATAAGTCCATCCACTTGTGGGAATAATTAAGGGGTTTGTGCTAGGATTTCTTGCCACAACCTGTCCGTTATTTGCGTCCAAAGCCCAAGCAAGTTCATAAAAAATATTGTAACTTAATCTTTGAAATTCACCTTCTTCTCCAAAATTAAAATTCCAGAATGTATTTGAGATTTTTGTATAGGTTTCTCCGCTAAAATAACCAAAAGAAATAATAAGATTGCCTGCTGTTGCGGCAACAATCCCGCTTGGTGCGGCTCCACCAGAACTAGCTACCACCGCCGTTCTGCTACCGCTTACGGAAGCACCGTAGCCGTAACCAGCCATTTTAGTCTCCGATGGCCAAGACTACGCCAGAATGGATTTGAAAATTGGA